GATGGAACACTAGGGGGAAATATGAGATACGACATCACTACTGACTACCCTTGGGTGCCGGCATCCGGCCCAGCCGGAGCGTGGCTCAAAGGAATCTGCCGTCCCTTCTCAGTCCCCGGCCCATCGTCTGCGACCTATAAGGTCCACAGCTGGCGCCAATACAGTGGCCCGACAAGTACCCTCGACCCAACCAGACCGAAGTGGAACTACGTCGCTCACAAAATCATCATCACGGGGGCTCCGATCAGCGGCCCAAGCACCATCGTCTCCAACAAACGGGCTCAGAGCGTAGTCATCGAACACGCATGGTGTACGTTCGCTGACGGAGAACGTCCAACGGACCCCTTCCAGCTCACCAACATGGATATCAGCTGGAGGCCCAAACTAATCAGGACTAGGCCCGGCAGACCATGCCACCGTGGCATGATGAGATCAGAAAATGCACACAGACACCACGATAGTTGAGGAACCAAGGAACCAGATTCAGAACGTCCCCAAACAAACAAGGGGCGTAGTGATCCGAGGGCAGGGGTACCCGCACAAGGTGCCGACTGCCAACCTGATCCCGGAGACATTCGTGCCGCCTGGGGTCTACTGGGCCGAAGCCAAGATCAATGGCGACGAGTTCCGCCAAGCAATCGTCTGGTCAATACCCGGTGTACCGTACATCGAAGTCTTCATCGCTCAGTGGGATGAATCACTGTATGGACAAGTCATCGTTCTGGAGCAGTTCCGAGTTCTCACACGGGAAATTCAGAAGGCTCTCTTTGAAGTAGCTCTCTCTAGCCTCCCAAGAATTATTGGGACCTCGTAGGAGGAACACCTTGATTCTGAGCTGGAATTGAAGTGACCCACGGGTCACCGGAATGGTGTGGGGGGAACTTCTGCGACCCTCTCGTAGGGGCCCCGCGCGTGCAGCCATATCCCCCCGCGGGGGGGCCTTCCATCCGCCCCGTGAGTCCATCGTAGACTCGTGGTACCGGGGGGGGTGCTATCGTCGTCGTCGATCTCACATTCAATTGTGGCGGTGCTGTGGCTGAACAGGGGGGCGTCCGGTCGTCGTCGTCGTCATGAGGATGGCCTCTGCTCGTCGTTGGCGTCAGAATGCTGCGGTGCACGCGTCATATCCGATGCACGCCATCACTTCTCGATCTGCTTTTTTCAATATGCCAGCAACGATCTTCCACATTCTCATGGATTCCTTGTCACATCCTGTTGACATGGCCGATACAGGCCCTATGCTCGTTGACGGTCGAGCGGCGTGCTCGGCACTGACCCACCTACCAACCGGAGCCACGACCATGTTCGAACTACTTCCATCAGGCTTTCTCTTCGGTGTCATCGACAATGGCATCGTCGCTGGCGGCATGCTCACCACCGCCCTTCTCGCCATCCGCTTCCTCCCCAAGGAGAAGCGGCTCGCCGCCCTGAAGTTCGCCCTTCTCGCCACCTTGACCGCCACGCTGTGGAACACCGCATCCGACTTCGCGGGCTGCGTCGGCGATCCCACCATGTGGAACGACATTGGCGGCATCACTGGCGGCTGCTTGTCGATATCCGCGATCTGCCTCTTCCCGATCACACTCCTTGCCCGCGTTCGGGCAGCCTGACCATCCCACCTACCGGCCAATAGGCCAGAATCGAGACCCACAATGAACACCGTCCCAACCAACATCGTCGAGAAGATCCTGAAACTCACTGACCGGATCAACAATCTTCAGAAGACAATCGATCATGCCGCCTTCGGCACAACAATCGCTACAGGCCCAGACCAAGCAGCATGGCTTGCAGTGACAGTCGAGACGCAAGCCGAGTACACCGAGCAGGTCAATGACCTCAAGCGTGACCACGGCATCTACCCATACCACGACGGCACAGTCGAGGTGTATCGCCCCATCAAGGCGACCCTCAAGCCCGCAGTGCCTGCATCCGCCTGACCATCCCACTGGGCAACCCAGATCATGCTGCTTGCCCGGCATCACCTACCAACGGCCACAGGCCAGAATCGAGTCCAACGATGCAGCAGACATTCACACTCAAGAGCGGCACCAACAAAGGCAATCGCCGCATCTGGATCGAGGGGCAACGGCTCCTCGACGCCGGGCTGACGCGGGGCACTAAACTATCACGCTGGGAGCAGCGGGATGGTTCCATCGTCCTGACCACCGCAGGCCCACACGCCACCTACTACTCCCGATTGCACACAGTCGCAGGCACGGGCACCCGTCCGATCATCGATCTGTGCGGCAAGTGGGTCACCGAATTCATCGGCGATCACACACACTTCGAGGTCACCGTCAATCCCCACGCTGAAGGCGTTGACCACAATGGGGAGTTGCAAGTAGACCAGATCACCCTCATCATCCGCCCCACCAACGCCTGACCATCCCACCTACCAGATGACCCGGGTCGTGCCGCTCATCTGGATTCACCTACTAACCGGCCCAAGGCCAGAATCGAGATCACAATGAAAACCCCACGATCAGGTCCACCAATTGAGGCCATCGAGCGAGCGGTCGATCAACTGCTCAGCGACACTGAGGGGGAGACTCAAGACCGCCTCCCGCCAGAGAGTGCATGCCCACTGTGCGGCGCACTGCCCGGCAATTACCTCGGCACCCTCGGCGACACCGTACACCTCCGATGCAGCAACTGCGGCTGGACATACCACATCACGGCATGAGGCCACCGCCCTGGATCCCAGGGCACACATCCCCGTCTTACACCTACCGCCCTCAGGGCAGAATCGAGAGCACAATGACCCTCAGTGAACACTTTGACGATCAACCATTCCCGACGCTCGACTTCGTCAGCAGATCGCATGTGAACATGTGGCTGCGAGCCCTTGACAAGCGTGACCTCATATTCCACTTTGAGGACGACCCGTATGACATTGTCCACGGCATAAATCCTCAGCGGCGTACCTTCACTGATAAGCAGGCCGAGTGCATCACGCGATGCGTGAAGCGATTCAGGGAGTTGCTGGGCGACTCCTGCGATATGTTCCAGTACGCATCCGCGTGGGGCGGCGGCGGCTGGGCACTGCCTGTCCACGACCTTGAGCCCGAGGATCTGGCGGGCGCAACCATCAAGCGGTATGTGCCATCCATCGAAGCGGATAACAGAGACGAAGTGTGGCCTCAGTTCGAGATCATCCTCGCCAATGGCGAGAAGGCTTGGCTGACCTGCGCACGAGACCCTGAACTGAACGGACCCGGCCACGCACTCATCGAACGCGACAACTGAACACAAAGCATCCCACCTACCGCCCTACGGGCAGAATTGAGAGTCCCATGGAATATCGAACAGACCACGGCTTCACCTACTCGGACTGGGAACCCATCACATTGACCGGCGGAGCGCAGGAAGTCATCGACATGATCCAAGCAGCAGAGGCGAGTGGGTACACGGTCACGTTCCACGATCCTGACACTGGGATTCGGTTTGGATACCGGACGGTGATGACGACGCCGTATTGGATCAACGAACCGGCCCCAGACGGTACGCCCGGCGTGGCACGCTACGCGACCGGATTGGAGTATTGGAACCGAGTGCGGAGGATTGTCACTGAATCCATCGCCACCAACGCCTGACCAACCACCTACCGCCCCACAGGGGCAGAGAGCACAACCATGAAGTACACAGTTACCCAGACCCGAATCGAATCCACGATCTGCACCGACTACATCGAAGTCGAGGCTGAGTCAGCAGAGGAGGCACAACGCATGGTCGAGGATTGTGAAGTCGAGCCGGACTATGAGAACAGTACGACCAGTGACTCAGAGACAATCGAGTGCTCTGTAGACAGCGTCGAGATCGCCGTGCAGCCCACCGCCTGACCATCCCACCCACCGCCCCACAGGGGCAGAATCGAGAGCACCATGAATCAGAACCAAGAACGAGCCGACCGCGCCACGCAGGCACTCCAAGCAGCCATCATCAGTGGGGGCTACGACCCGGAGTATGCGATCGCCGATCTGCTGTGTGACCTCAAGCATGCAGGCCATGACATTGAGGATCTGTGCAACCGGGCTTTGGGACACTTCGCCGCAGAGAGCACAACCATGAAGTACACAGTGACCCAGACCCGAATCGAGAGCACAATGCAAGTACCACCGAGAATCCGAGAAGCCATCAACAATCTGGTCGGCCAAGTTGGAGAGGATGAGGAGAACGGGCGTCTGGTCGATGAGTGCACGTTGTCGGACTGTGATGCTATTTCCGAGTGGCTGTACACCGAACGGGCAGAGCAGACCACCGCCTGACCCCTAGCCTCGGGGCTCCCTTCGGGGAGCCTCGCACTAGCGGCCAACGTGGCAACTAATTCCACCTACCCCATGCACAGGAGTATTCACCATGGGAAACAGAGCAGTCATCGAATTCGACGGTACGGGGATCGGCCTCTACCTCCACTGGAACGGCGGCGAGCCGTCCATCTTGGGCTTCCTGGATGCGGCCCGAATCGCAGGCATCCGACGCCCGGATCAGGATTCATACGGGATCGCCCGGTTCACGCAGTTGGTTAGCAATTGGATGGGCGGCACCTTGTCGGTGGGCCTCGCCACGCTTGACAAGTGCGATTGTGACAACTGGGACAACGGCGTGTACGTCGTTGGTGGCAACTGGGAGATCCTTCGCCGGTACGGCAAGGGCTCCGAGAACACCGAGCCCGACAAGGACGGTGTCAAGCGGAAGTCCATCTGCGTTGAGGTCATCGAGTGCAGCAAGAAGTCGCTGTTCAAGGATCTCGAAGGCCCATCGGATCCGGTCGCCGGGCCGATGTTGGAGGCGTTGGAAACCCTACGCAATGACTGCGAAGCCATGCTCGATGACGATGAGGACATCCTTGGGAGTATGTCACTGGGTCAGTACTTTCGTGGAATGTTGCTGAACACAATCAACCCCGCCATCGCCAAGGCGACGGGAGGTGCAGCATGATCCCCCTGATTCTCCTGCTATCCCTCGCCTCGGCACCGGACATGACCCAACTTGAGTTGGCAGTCTGGACCGTGGAGACCGGGCAGTGCTCCGGTGACTGTCCTGCCGGTGACGGCGGGGCGGCCATCGGCCCATTGCAGATTCACCTGGGTGCTTGGACTGATGTCAAGCGGCCCGGCGAGAAGTACTCCGATTGTGAAGGACTCATCTATAGCGTCGAGGTCTTCCGCAGGTATCAAGATCGGTACGCCGTCGAGCGGCGGCTGGGCCGCAAGCCCACCCCCGAAGACCGCGCCAGAATCTGGAACGGTGGTCCCAACGGGTACAAAAAGTCCGCGACCGTCAAGTATTGGAACAAGGTCAAGACATTCATTCGCAACATTCAACTGGAGATAGACTCATGACTTTCACAGCATCAGACATCATCTTGGGCGAGACCGTGCTCGACAAGTTCGGAAGCGTCTTCGAGATCATCGATGACGATGGCAACCGAGACGTAATGGAGGGTGGCGCCGCCGAGGATGACCGCCTCCATGTGGTACCCACAGGTGGAGGCTTCACCCGAAAGCGGCCACTCGCAGAGATCCTCAAGTACGCCGTGGCTATCGGAGACGAGGCCGTGGAGAAGCAGACCAGCGAAGGCTGGCGGTGGACCCGCGCAGGATCCGAGTGGTACGAGGGCCTCACGATCCGCGTGGCGGTCAATGGCCCGGGTAACGGATTCCACTGTTGGAACGGCTGGGCCAATCCATCCATCGACAAGGTTGGCATGATCGAGTTGTTCCATAAGAACTGCGAGGTTGGCGACAATGACTGCACCCTCACCGTGAAGGATGGACGCTACCTCATGGACATCTACCGTGGTGAGGATGAGTACGAGCGGTACACCTTCGACACACAGGACGGGACGCTCACCTACACTTGGCGAGACGGTGACGAAACCGATAGCCACACCGTTGGGTCACACAAGGTGATGATCGGTGGCGTCGAGCAGGAACTTTGGGATGTCCCCGGTTCATGCAACTGGTGTTGGAGTGTCGATGAGCCATCGTATTGCGAAGGCGATCATGAGCCGGGGCCAGTGGTCTTGGTTGAGGACTACGGTGAGCCGCAGTATGGTGATATGGGCAGTGACCGTAGGTGCTACCTCATCAGATGGGTAGCCAACGCCACCAATGCAGAGGTTGTGCCGGTGGATGCATGGTGTCTCGGCGCCGCCTTCACCTTTGACTCGTGGATGGACATGAGCAAGAAGGTCGAGAACCTCTCGACGCTCGTCGATGCCAGCACCGTTCGCTGGGAGTGACATATAACGGGTCGGACCCCGGCACCATGAAGGTACCGGGGTCCTAAGGCCCACCTACCAGAGCAGACCAGTTCGATATCATATAACCAAGGAGGCACCAATGCCAACAACTACTAGAAGAAAGCGTACCCCGAAGCCTGCATTGAAGTTCACTGCGATCCGAGTTCCAACCGGATCCGGGATCATGGAAGACGCTCGAAAGCTGGCGAAGATTCTCGAGTCTCAGTCAGGCATCCCTGGGGCTACGGTTCACATCTACTCCGCGGTCGCTATCGCACTGACCGAGGCGATTGACAGGCGAAGCAACTGAGTGTAGCATCCGCTGTACACCTACCAACGAGTGAGACCCATGATCAATCTACACAGCAACGGACTCTACTGGCAGGCCCAATGGCTCGACAGTAGGGGTCGCCGTCGAGTCAAGTCGCTTGGCCCGAAGGCGGGAATATCCAAGTCAGAAATTCAGAAGCGGATCCAAGGCATCGCCGTCGAGCACGGCCTGAACCCCAGAGCGGCGGACGTTGACGATCGGGTGACCCTTGAGCAGTGGTGTACCCGCTACCTCGACAGACGGGTCGGCAACTTGCAACCCTCAACGATAAGAATCCACCGGCTCACATGTGTGCAGTTGCAGGACTTCTTCATGCCGACGATGTCGTTGAGCGAGATCTCTCGCCGCGGCGCCGCCGACTTCCGCTTGTGGCTGGAGGGGCAGATGTCCGAGAGGACAGTATGCAAGCACATCCGCGCAGCCAAGGTCGTGTTCAACTGGGCTTTGAAGGAAGACGCCGCCAAGATCAATCCCTTTGATCAGGTGTCGGGCACTGAGCCAGTCAACGATACGCAGTCACCGATCATCACGGTCGCCGAGGCCGAGGCCATGCTCGGGGTGGCCGGTGACTACAAGGCTGCGATTGCCCTGCTGTTCTACGCAGGCATCCGCCGCGGCGAGTTGTTCCGGATCGACTGGCCGCACGTTGAGCTGCCCACTGGCAAGCTGACCGTGGTCAATCATCTGGGGCACGAGACCTCAAAGGTGAAGAGCAGGGTGGTACGCATCGAGCCTGAACTCGCGAGCTGCTTGGGTTGGAGCCGACCCGATGGTCGTGTTATCCACAAGCGTATCAAGGACAGCACGATCAACGACGCGATCGCCAAGTTCGCGGCGGAGGTAGGGATTGAAAGGCACATCACATGCCAGACATTCCGCCGTAGCCGGGCCACACTCTGGCGAGACACCTTCCCTCCACACGTTGTAAACAAGTGGATGGGCCACGGTGAACGCATCGCGATGCGACACTATGCTCGCGTAACAGATGACTACTACACCCCATCGTCGGGGAACACAATCAGACTGTCCGCATAGGGCAGGGAATCGAGGACTCATGGCTAAGAAGACAACCAAGAAGACAACAATGACCGCAGACCCAATCGATGAGATGGCTGCGATCGTGCCCTCGGCAGTTTCGTTTCACGGCGAGCTGCCGCCTGCACTTCACAAGTCACCGCAAGAACGGTGCCGAGAGAACCAAGAACTGATCGCCGCCTTGGCTCCGCAGGTCAAGATGCACCACCTCGCCCACTTCGGTGAGAAGGACTACATGTGTGTCGGTGGCGGCATCGCAGTCGCCAACTCGCTGGGCTACGCCGTCACCGTGGGTGACGTTGAGTGGGACGAGAAGCTCGGGGCCTGGAAAGCCAAGGCCGAGCTCAAGTGCGGGTCCACTGGCCTGCTGATCGCCCACGCCTATGGGTATGTTGGCGACGATGAGGATCGGTGGGTCAACGGACCCAAGTTCGCTCGCTACTCCATGACGCAGACACGAGCCGAGGCCAAGCTTTGCAGGGCGAACTTCGGCCACGTTTACGTTCTGCTCGGCGCCAGTTCCGACACCCCCGCCGAGGAGATGGCTGGCCTGCCCACGCATTCCGCTCCCGCCGCTGCCCCGCCGGCGAGAACTTCAAGTTCCGTCGATCATCATCAGATGTCGGCTCTCAAGCAAGCCAAGGCCAAGGCCCTGCCATCGGCTGATGAGGTTGGTGTCTTCGACATCGTGGATGTCAGTCCGAAGCATAGGAAGGACGGCACACCTGTGCTATCGAGCAAGAACAACCCCTGCATCGTTGTGTACACGGCCTGCGGTAAGAGGTTCGATACCTTCTTTCCACCGTTCAAGGCAGTCGCCGAAGAGGCAATGGGATCCAAGCAGCAGGCAGAGATCAGCTTCAGCACCAACCAGTACGGCCACGACATCGTGGACATTGCAGTCGTGCAGTCCGTCACCGAGTCCGAACTTGTGGTCGACGAGCTTCCGCTCTGACCCCAGAATAATTCAGTCAGAAATTCAGAACGAGGATTACACATGCCAGAAATCACGACAACAACCACTCACCCCATACTTGAATACGAGCTTGAGGGAACGCCCGAAGAGCTCATGAAGCAGGAGGCGGATGCGCTTGAGCAACTGAGTCCAGCCCCCGTTGACATGCAGCCTGAGGATTGGCTCCCGGATTGGTACCTCCGCAAGTGGAAGGAGACTGAGGAGATGGAGAAGGTGATCAAGGAGCAGGCCAAGCGGATGATCAATCAGCTCAAGGCTCGGCGTCAAGCATTGCAGTGGCGATTCGGTGGTAAGTTCCAGTCGGTCGTGACTGCTCGCATCGAAGAGGAGGGCGGCAAGAAGAAGAGCGTCAACTACTTTGCAGGCAAGGCGGGATACAGGAGGAGCCCAGAGAAGATCATCGTCAATGACGAGGAGCACTTCCTCAACTGGTATGACGAGCAGCCTGACGAGATCAAGGCTGATCTCAGCAGTGCGATCCGCCGGAGCGTCCGCAAGACTCCGATCCTTGAGTACGTCAGGGCCAACGGCGACCTGCCCGGCGGCTGCGACTTCGAGGAAAGCCACGACAAGTTCTATCCCACCACCGACATCCCCCAGCTAGAGGACTAGACAATGCCAAACATCATCCGCACGGAGGCGGAGGTCATCAAGGATGATGACCGCCTGACGATACAAGAGATTACGGATCGAGACGTACTCATTGACCAAGCGTTGGAAGCACAGGAGGCAGCGGTGGAGATGCTCGAAGCACTCCGCGAGCTCCGAGATCGCCGCCTGTTCCGCGCCACACACAAGACGTTCAAGGAATTCTGCGAGGAGTTCTTCACGCTCAGCGTTCGGCATGTCCACCGCATGCTGGAAGAGGATGACCTCGTCAGGACGTATGACCTTGAGTCTGGGCGTGCCGCTCGCAGCATCAAGAAGATCCCCAAGGAATCCAGAGAGGCTGTTGCTGTCCGGGCCAAGGCCCTGCCCGGCGGCGCCACCGCCGTCAACGTCGACAAGGCGTGGGAAGTTCTTGAAGGTGAGGTGATCGACCGAGACCCAGAGGCCATGCGGTTCAAGCCCGCGGCCACGCTGAACAACTTCGATTTCAACCGAGCTATCTCACTGATGCAGCAAGCCGGTGACTACCTCAAGGGTATCTCTGACCAACCGGAGGGAGCACACCTGCCTTGGCAACGAGTCCGAGCCCAGCTCAAGGATGCGATCATGTCCTCTCGCGGTTCACTCTCCACCGTCCGCTGCTACCTATGCTCGGGCGCCGGGTGCAGGCTGTGCAAGGGCACGGGCTGGATCACGCAAGATATGCATGAGCGCCGACCCGATGAATTCGTCAGATGAAGCCTCGCCCCTACCAGATTGACGCTACCAACGCGATTATGAGGGAGCTCCGGACCAACAAGAGCACCCTATTGGTCATGGCCACTGGCCTGGGTAAGAGTGTCGTGCTCGCCACCGTGGCAGACATGGCAACGAAGGGCCGTGTCCTGATTGTCGCACACCGTGGCGAGCTGATTCGCCAGCTGTGTGACACGTTGGAGAAGATCACCGACAAGGAGGTCGGCGTGGAGATGGCCTCGTACCGTGCGGACGAGCGGTGGTGGGCCAAGCCTCCCATTGTTGTGGGCACGGTGCAGACCCTGACCAACGGACAGAACCGCAGGCTTGAGGAACTCGTGTCTGACCCGAATGAGTGGAGCCTCTTAGTGGTGGATGAGGCTCACCATTCAGCAGCTGCTACATACAAGCGGTTGATCAGGCACTGCCAGCAGAACCCTAACCATAAGACGCTCGGTGTCACGGCCACGCCAGACCGGACAGACGAGCGGGCGATGGGGGAAATCTTTGACTCCGTGGCGTACCAATACGACATTGTCGACGGGGTCAAAGATGGCTGGCTGGTTCCAATTCGTCAGCGATCGGTCTACGTCGAGGGGCTGGACTACTCCAAGATCAGGACGAAGGCTGGCGACCTGCATGCAACAGACCTCGCCGCCGTCATGGAGGAGGAGCGCCACCTCCATGCGATCGCCAGCCCAACACTGGAGCTGGCGGAGGGCAAGCAGGTTCTCGTCTTCGTCCCCTCGGTGAAGTGTGCCGAGTCACTGGCTGACATCTTCAATCGGCATACCCCTGACATTGCTCGGTGGGTGTGCGGCACCACCCCAGCACTCGAGCGTTACCACTCGGTTCAGGATTACAAAGAAGGTAGAGCAAAGATACTCGTAAACGTCGGGGTGTTCACCGAGGGCTTTGACGCGCCGGCCACTGAGGTGATCGTGCTCGGGAGGCCAACCAAGTCGAGAAGCTTGTTCTGTCAGATGGTGGGCCGCGGCACCCGCACGTTACCCGGCATCGTTGACGCTTACAGTGGTGACGATGAAGACTCGGCGGCGCAGCGACGGGCTGCCGTTGCCTCATCCGGCAAGCCGTTCGTTCAGGTGCTCGACTTCGTTGGCAACGCTGGCCGGCACAAGCTCGTCACACCGATGGATATCCTCGGTGGCGACTACGATGAGGATGTGGTGGCCCGGGCCAACACGATCGCAGCCGAGACTAATGATGCCGTCGACACTGAGGAGGTGCTGGCCGAGGCAGCTGCTCAGCTAGCCCAAGAGAGAGAGGATGAACGCAGGCGTGAGGCTGCGAGTCGAGCCAAGCTGGTAGCTCAGGCCAAGTACACAACGAAGGAGTTCAATCCCTTCGATGTGCTGGACATCGAGCGTCCGCCAACAAGCAGGGGTGCCACCGCGACGATCAAGCAGTGCAAGCTCTTGCTCAAGTTCGGCGTCGACGCCACCGAGATGGATCAGAACCAAGCACAGAAGCTGATCAAGGTGTGCTTCGGACGAGCCCGAGCCAAGCTTTGCACCATCGGTCAGGCCCGTGTGCTTAAGAGGCATGGTTACTCCGCGGACTGCACGAAGGTTGAGGCGGGGAAGATACTCGACAGGCTGAAGGCGAATGGGTGGAAGCGGTGAAGCAAACTGT